ATCAGATTATCGATGTGCTCAATATTCCATTTATGGTGATGCATTAGGGCAAAGTTACCTTCATAATAAGAACGGAGATTGGTGTGAAGGAGTGCTATGCGAAAAAACTCGCTAATCCCTCAAGTACAACCTCACTTTCAACGCCAGTATTAGGATTTTTTACTGACACTGTATGAGATAATTTGGGCATTTTTTCAAAGAAGTCTTGAATCATACCAAACTGCTTGCTGTTCAGTTCTTCAAACCACTCCATCACTTCCTTCTTAGGGATGTTGGAGCAATCATAGACTTGATTTGCATCAGAAATAGTTTCAACACAACTTGCTGCCATATCAAAAACTTGATCCATGCCAGCATCATCACTAAAGTTCATAGCAACGAATGTTTCAAGACTGGGATATCCCATTGTGATAGCAACATCGTCTGAGAGTTTGATATCCTTTTTATGACCTCTAGTTTTTACAACTTTGATTTCATCCAAAGGAATAGAAACTGCAACAATAGTCTCCTCATCATCAGGACAAGTTACAGAGATGTCTACACTTTCACCAACAGATTTTGTACGAATTTGTAAGAACACAAATTCAATATCAAATGTGGCAAGTTTTTCTACATCTTTGATATCTGTGCAGTCTCGAATAATATCTTTGATTGCACTGACAATGCTTTCTTGTTCGCCAGACTCAGTAGCAAGGAGAAGAATTTTTTCTTCTTTTACAAGAAATGGTCTAAAGTTCACAGTTCTACCATCAGAAGGTAGTTTCAGTTTGTACTTAGGTACATTTAACTTAGGTAATGCCATAGATATTCACATCAGTATTTTTATTTAGGCGGAACCGCCAGATATAGATGATAAGGGTGTTCCAGATAACAACGAATTCAACGTACTATTTCTATCAGTCTCTGGATCTGTATTGTTATCAGAAATAGACGGTGCAGTAAATCCTTTTAACAGTCCAGGATCATCAAACTTACCTTGAGTGAAGAAACGATATCTCTCGTAGTAAAAACCAACTGTCAATGTCATCGCTTTTGCTGTATTATTATCCAGTTGCACCGACCCAATATTATATGGATATAGATTCTGAATTTCCCAAGCAGCAGTCAATTGATACTTTCTTGCTAATAAGAAGTTTGCTGTCCCACTCTTTCTTAATGCACGAATCATCTTAGGATCAGTAACTACAAGATCTCCGCCACCTCTCTCCCATTTATAGATGTACATTCTAGGGCAGACATACTCATTATAATATCTTGTATATTGCTCACTATCACTTGCCATCATGGTTGTCCACCTCTCAAAGAAGTTTCTCGTATATTGAGAACGTGGCATTGTAAAAGTTATATTGATCTGACTATATGCAGTATTAGTTGCATATTTAAAGGGTGCCCCAACATAAGGAGTTTGCCCTGTTGTAATTTGTTTACTTGGTAAATTTACATTATTTGCATAATAATCTAACATCCAATCAAGATCAGTAGTCTCGACTTGCATTCTACCACTTGCCATTGAACCACTACCCTGCCTCATCATCGGCGGAGTAGACATTCTTACCGAAAATAGGTTAGTAAAACTGGGGCTACGATCCCTTCCTTTTGTATTGGAAAGAAATTCTTGAAAAGAATTATATCTAGCTGCTTGTGGATTTGGAATGCCCATTAGATCTTAAGTTCTTTTTCTGTAATTAACATAAATTCCCAACCATGGTCTACACAAAACTCAGTTGCTGCTTTCCATTTTGCTTGGTTTACAGCATAGGTCACAACTTCATTAATATATCTCTTTGTGTTTCTTTTTTGAGTCTTTGGTTCCTTTGTTTGTTTATATGGTTTCACTTCAACAAGATATTTCTTATTAGCGATCTTTACATAGAAGTCAGGAAAATATCTATGTCGTTTGCCATCAACAGGTGAAGTGTATGGAATAATTATCTCTTCACTTCCCCATTCAGATACTGTAGGGGTAATATCACACCATTTCATAAATTTATACTCCCATGAGGAGCGATAAATCACGTTGCTAGCATCGCCTTTGTACTTCCGTGGGAAGGAAACTCGGTACTTGCCTTGATATCTCATAAATACATAGAGGTCACATAGTATTTAGGGGTTATTTTGGCAATATATCGTTACCCGTTGTTAGCGCCCGTAACAGGCAGCAATGCAGTAGAGAATCCTACGCAGACGGTGGACTATGTAATGTTTCAAAGGAAGCGCATAAATTATGATGATAAAAATGGCACGAATTACTACGGTCTGAATCTTCCTAACAACAAAGTTGCTATGGACAAGAATAACGAGCGTGTGTATATCGCAATGCCTCAAAATCTTGCGACTGCATATTCACCATCATATCGTAAAGTCGATGCTGGTGTAATTGGAATGGCATTAGCTGGTGGTCTGGCTGATGGGAAAGCAGGTGATATTGATGGTATCGTTGATGCCCTACAGAAAGCAGCACAGTCTGCAGTTCCAGAGTTTGCAACTAGCGCACTGACAAGTGTTGCTAGTGGTGCTGCTCAAGCTTTGGGTCTGGCAGGAAATTTAGATAATAATGCTTTGATGCAATTATCTCAAGGAAAAGTTTTTAACCCATATACTGAACAACTTTTCAGTAATATGAATTTTCGTACTCATAATTTCACTTTTAAAATGTTTGCTCGTAGTCACAGAGAATCACAAGAAATTAATAATATTATTAAGTATCTAAAGCAGGGTGCTCTGCCCAGATATGGTGATGGGGATAAAAACAATCGTTTCTTTGAGGTTCCTGATAAGTTTGATATTAAGTTCGTTCGTTTAAGTCCTGATGGAAAAACATTGACTGATAGCGAAGATCTACACTTTAAAATTCACACATCAGTATGCAGTGGTATTGATGTAAATTACACTCCAGATGGTCAATATAATGCTATCAAAGGTGGAGCAACTGGCACAGGAGATGACAAACCGTTGCAAGTTCCTGTAGTTTCCGTAAACTGTAGATTTACAGAAACTCAGTTTGTCACACAGAAACAAATTTCGGACGGATTCTAAAAATGGCAGGATATTTTTCTTATTTCCCAAATGTATATGTTGGAGAGGGTGTCCGAGACGATGAGGCATTCAAATATCGTCTAGTTAAAAATATTTTTAGGAAAGTTAGAGCAAGACCAGATTTAGATCAATATTCTACGTTGTTTGAAGCATATTCAATCGAACCTGGTGAAACTCCCGATGTTATTGCTAATAGATTGTTTGACGATCCCTTCTTGGATTGGACAATCTTACTTGTCAATGATATTATTGATGTATACGAAGAATGGCCAAAGAGTCAGGCACAACTAGAACAGTTTGTAGGTGAAAAATATGGCGAAGACAAAATAGACAACACTCACCATTGGGAAACGAATGAAGTTATCCTTGATGATGGAACTGTATTCATAAAAGAAGGCATCGAAGTTAATGAAGACTGGAGAACTACTATGCCTGATGGTAGTATGAAAACTGCCGCAGAATCCAGATATTCAGTTTCAAACTTTGAGCATGAATATTTTAAAAATGAACTAAAAAGACAGATTCTACTTCCAGTCAATAATATGGTAGAAATCATGGTTGAGGAATTTGAAGATTTAGTTGCTTATGATCCTCATAATGAACTTGATAGTTCAAACAACAAAAAGACTGTACTGAACATTTCGTCCAGATTCCTCAATAATACTGGATCGGTCAGTTTTGCTAGTGCTGTTGCATCAGCGTTGACAACAGGTGGAGAAGTTACATTTAATGATGGACCTTCAGTAGGATTTGGTGTTGGTAGCGTTGGAGTTGCTGGTGGAGGTGGTAGTACAATATTAACAACAACTACTACTACAACTTCATCCCCCGTAACCTCTCCTAGTCCTTCACCAAGTCCCTCACCAAGTCCCTCACCAAGTCCTTCTCCCTCTCCTTCCCCATCTCCTAGTCCTTCTGGTGGAGGCGGATACGGCGGTGGATACTAACGAACCAGAAATAGTAAATTTAGACATAACAAAAGACGGACTTGAGTTAATCTACAAGTCCGTCTGTTTTCATTACGAAAAATGGTGTGGTGGTGATGCTCAAGAGCAAGTCAACTTAGGGCATCTCAAAAGTAATTTGTTTCGCATCATGTTAGAGCGACAATTTCCTGAAAAACCCTAGAGACCAAAAAATTGGCGGAGATT